CCAACTTAAATCCATTTTATCCTTTTATTATATTAATTGAAGATGATGATAGGGATAAACCTACATCTAAACTTATAAATTTCCTACAAAATAAAAAACCAGAAGATCTTCTTTATAAAACCTTATATAGAGGAAAAAATCTTGTAGAAGTTCATAATTATTTAGAGTATATCTTAAAAAATCCTAACGTTAAAGTTGTATTTGATGAAAATATAATGGATCCACTTAATGAAGAAGGTTTTGAACTAGATGAAGAGTATTTAACTACTTTAGATGGTATGTTTGAGAGTAAATTACAAGATAATATTAATTTAGCTTTAGAAATGCTTTCAAATGTTAATATTGAAAAAAATTCATTAACCATTGCTTTATTTTTAAACAAACATAAAAGTAAATTTGTTTGGGGATCTGGGTTAAGTATAAATACAAATAACAGTTTTAAAAGTACATTAAAGTATTTTAAATCTAAAAATATTAATTTTGATCATGATTGGAGATCTTTTAGTGCAAATTTATATAAATTACATAAAAATAATCCTAAAAATATAGAGATTATTAACGATTTTATACAACAAAATATAAATCAGTATTTAAAAGAATTTAACCCTAATCATTATATAGAAGTTAAATTAGAAAGTTTGGCTCTTAAAAGTTAATTTAATATATTAAATAAAAAAGGTTATGGTAGATGTATATCAAGAAGTAGCAAAGCAATCAAAATTACTTATGTTAAAAGAACCATTTTATGGTTTATTTTTAATAGCTCTAAATAAAGAGTTAAGAACAGACATTCAAACGGCATGTGTTACTCCGGATAAAATTAATATTAAACTTTGTATTAATCCGGAGTTTTGGTTAGGTTTAGATGATAAAACTAAATTAGCTGTATTAAAACATGAGCTGCTTCATATTGTATTCTTCCATTTAGAAAATTTTGAAAGATTTGAGAATAAAAAGTTATCAAATGTAGCTGCTGACTTAGAAATTAATCAATTCATTGAAACTGAATATAAAGGTGATAGTTGGGATGGTTTAGAATATGATCAAGGTATGTTTAAAGATCTTAAATTATTGCCTAAACAAGGTACTAAATACTACTATGATGCTATTCAAAAAGAAATAGATGACAATCCTGATGGAGATATAGCTAAATTTGTAAATGGCATTGAAATGGATTGGCATGGTTTATGGGAAGCAATGGAGGATATGAGTGAGGCTGAACGTAAATTAATCCAGAAACAAGTTGACCATCAATTAAAAGAGATTGCTTCTGAAATGCAAAAGAAAGGTAGAGGTTTAATTCCATCTGAATTAGAAAGTTATATTAAGGGTTTATTTGAAATAACAGAACCTGTTTTAGATTGGAAATCTTATTTAAGACGATTTGCATCTGTATCACCTAAAGTATTTACTAAAAAAACAAGACGTAAACCAAATAAACGTTTTTATGGTAATCCTGCTTTAAAAATCAAACAAAATAAACGTACATTAGTTGCCATTGATACATCAGGATCAGTTTCAGATGCTGAAGTATTAGAATTTTTTAATGAAATTTACCACATGCATAAAACAGGTACTGAAGTAACTGTAATAGAATGTGATGCTGCAATCCAAAGAATATATGAATATAATGGTAAATTAGAAGACATATCAGTTAAAGGTAGAGGTGGTACTAGTTTTGATCCAGTATTTGATTACTTATTTGAACATAGAAATGAATTTAATAATTTAATTTATTTAACTGATGGGGCATGTCCACCTCCTAAAACTCAAGTTAAAAAACCAACATTATGGGTTCATAGTTCAAAATCAAAAATAAACGAAGACTTACCTGGAACTAAAATAAAAATTAATTAACGTATTAAAAATTATGAAAATAGGTTTTTGCGGTACAATATCAGTTGGTAAAACTACATTAGTTAACGCATTAAAAGATTTACCTGAATTTGCAGATTATGAAGTTCGGACTGAACGTTCAAAATATTTACGTGATTTAGGTATTCCATTAAACACTGACTCAACATTAAAAGGTCAATTTATATTTTTTGCTGAACGTTCAAGTGAATTATATTTAGAAAATGTAATTACAGATCGTACAGTAATTGATGTAATGGCATTTACCCTATCAGCTCATTCAATACCCTACTTTATGTGTGATGCGTTAAATGAAGCTGCTTCACACTTATTACGTGAATATGATTATATTTTTTATGTTTCACCTGAGGGTGTAGAAATTGAAAATAATGGTGTTCGTGAAACAGATGCTAAATATAGAATAAAGATTGATGGTGAAATCCAAAAGCTATTAATCAAATATAATTCTAAAATATCTAATCTTGTTAAAATATCGGGTACTACTGAGGAAAGAATACAGAAGATTAAACAAACTATATTTTCATAATATTTATAATTATGGAAAAAATTGTCTTTCTTAGTTGTACAAAATCTAAAACCCCCTACCCCGCCCCAGCTCAGGAGTTATATTCTGCATCTCCAATGTTCCAAAAAACATTAGCTTATGGGAAATCTTTAGAACCTGATAGAATGTATATTTTATCTGCTAAACATCATTTAGTTCCATTAGGTAAAAAATTATCTCCATATGATAAGACTTTAAAAGAAATGTCTAAAGATGAAAGAGAAGAATGGGGTAGGATTACATTTAACCAAATCAAAAGTAAAGGTATTAATCCTGAAGATTCTAAGTTTATTTTTTTAGCAGGAAGTGAATACATAAAACCCTTATTACCTTATATACCTTCAAAAAATGTAATTAATCCTATGGAAGGAAAAAGGTTTGGGGAAAGATTAAAATGGTTAAATACTAAAGTAGGTAATATAATGGAAATAATAAAAGAAGGAATTATGAAATTAAGTAAAGCTAAAATGCTTGAATCTTTTAATAAATTTAAAAATGATGTTGAAGATTATGGTACTGAAGAAGATATAGAAAATTTAGAAGATATTTCAACACCTCTAACTGAATCTGAAGGTGATATTATTTCAACTCTTAAAGAGATATCTAAAAAATCTCCACGTCATAAAAACATAATAAAAGAATTTTTAAATTATTTAAATAATATTTAATCCCCTTAACCTATTTATAATAAATTAATATAATGAAAAAAACAAGACTTAAAGAAATAATTAAAGAAGAGATACAAAAAATCCTCTCTGAAGTTCCTTTATATAACGTAACTGACAAAGAAGGATTTAATAAAGCCTATGAAAAATTTAAAGATAGTAACATATCTAAAAGTAAATCGTTAAATACTATTCTTGATAAATTAAAAGACACAGGTGAAGTAGATACTAAAGAACTAGCTACCCAGGCAGGTAAAGACTCAGCTACATTTAATAATCCTGAAATTCGTAAATTTATTAATAGACCACCTGATGAAAAACCTATTGATAAAAAAACAGGTGAAGAATTAATTGATTTCTCTCCTTTTTTAGATGTTAAATCATCTAGAAAACCAAAACCAGAAGAAGAAAAATCTTCCACCCCAAAACCATCTACTAAATCGACCTCAGATAAACAAGATCGCCCATCTAGAAAAATGTCTGATATGGATGATGAAGATAAAGAAGCTATTAAATCAATGGGTACAGACAAAACTTCAAAGGAACTAGCATCCACCCCAGAAGAAAAAAAAGAAAAATTTAACTTAGGGATTAAATTTATTAAAAAATATAAAGATGATAAACCTAAAGTAGACGCTTATTTAAAGAAGGCAAAAGAAGAATATAAATTCTCAAAATCAATGCTTGATGATCTTAAGCGTACTGCTGGAAGAGAGGTTGGAGCTTAATACTTACAAATGGAAAAGGTTATAACATTAAATAAGACTAAATTAATCCTTCTAGGGATTATAGGAATATTAATAGTAGGGTTAGCGTTTTCTCTTTATGATAGAGGAAACGCTCTCTATACTATAGATAAGTACCAAAATCAAATTGACAGTTTAGATTCAGAACTAGTTATTTTACAACAAGAACAAACTCAATTTGAAATAGAGATACAAAAATATAAAGATAGTCTTATAGTATATGACCATAAGATAGATTCAATAAATTTAAATATAGAAAATATAAGAAACTATTATGGCAAAAAAATCAACAATATCCGTAATTCTTCTCCTACTGAGTTATACAATTTTCTCACAGACAGATACAAATAGAATTTGTCTTCCATATGACATGGTTCAAAAAATTTCTGTTGAGTTAATTCAAAAAGATTCACTAGAAAAAGAACTTCAAGAAACTCAAAAACTTGTTACTATTTTTAATACCCAAATATCTTTTCAAGATAGTTTTATCTTAATCTTAGAGCAAAAAGAAATAAATTATTTAAATCAAATTGATAATCTTACTATACAAGATAGTCTTCACACTGAAGAAGTAATTAGATTAAAAGAAAAAAATAGTGAGTTAGAAAGAAAAAATAAAAATCTAAAGACCACTATTAAAATATTAGGTGGAGGATTACTTGGTACTCTAACTGTTCTTATTATATTAATATAACAATGAGTCAAGATATAAAACAAATATTAAGAGAAGAATATATAAAATGTGCTACTAACCCAGTATATTTTATGAAAAAATATTGTTATATTCAACACCCTCAAAGAGGAAGAATCCAATTTCAATTATTTCCATTTCAAGAAAAAGTCCTAAAATTATTTCAAGATAATCCTTATAGTGTAGTTTTAAAATCAAGACAATTAGGACTCTCAACTCTATCTTCAGGTTATGCATTATGGTTAATGGTTTTTTATGAAAATAAAAACATATTAGCCTTAGCTACAACTCAAGCCACTGCTCGAAACTTAGTTTCTAAAGTTCAATTTATGTATGAAAATCTTCCATCCTGGTTAAAAATAGGACATGAAGAAAACAATAAATTATCTTTAAAATTAAAAAACGGATCTAAAATACAAGCAAAATCTTCAAGCCCAGATGCTGCAAGATCAGAAGCAGTATCTTTACTAATAGTAGATGAGGCTGCTTTTATTGAAAATATAGCCGAAACATGGGCATCAGCTCAACAAACTCTAGCAACAGGTGGAGGAGCTATTGTGTTATCAACTCCTTATGGAACAGGTAATTGGTTCCATCAAATGTGGGAATCTGCTGAAAATTCCTTGGATAGTGAATTTCTTCCTATTAAATTACCATGGTATGTTCATCCTGAAAGAGATCAAACTTGGAGAGATAAACAAGATATTTTACTTGGAGATCCTAGGTTAGCAGCCCAAGAATGTGATTGTGATTTTAATACTTCTGGTGATACTGTTTTTTATAGTGAATTTATGGAATTTTATGAAAAAACATATCTTAAAGATCCCTTGGAAAAACGAGGAGCCGATCGTAACTTATGGATATGGGAACCAGCAGATTATTCTAGACAATATATGGTAATAGCAGATGTTGCTCGGGGTGATAGTAAAGATTTTTCGGGGTTCCATATAATGGATGTTGAAAATAATACACAAGTTGGAGAATATAAAGGACAAATTGGTACACAAGAATATGGACATTTATTAGTGGGTATAGCAACTGAATATAATAATGCTTTGTTAGTAGTAGAAAATGCTAATATTGGATGGTCTACTATCCAAACTATACTTGAAAGAGGATACTCAAATTTATATCATTCACCTAAAAGTGGAGAAATAAAAGCAGATTCATACTTCAATGAATACTCAGATAAATCAAGAATGACCCCAGGATTTACAATGAATTCTAAAACTAGACCTATTTGTATAAATAAATTCCAAGAATCAATTGCTGATAAAGGAGTAATTTTCCAATCTAAAAGATTACTATCAGAAATGAAAACATTTATATGGAAAAATGGTAGAGCAGAAGCACAATCAGGATATAATGATGATTTAGTTATGTCTTTTTCAATGGGTCAATATGTTAGATCAACAGCTTTACAATTTAATAAATACGGAGAAGATATGTATAAAAGTATGTTAAATAGTACAACTTCTACAAACACTCCATATCATGGTGGATATTCACCAACCAACCAAGAAAATCCTTGGAGTATGGATAATCCATATTCTAATGGAAAAGAGGACATCCGATGGTTACTCTAATATTTATAATTATATAACTTATTTAAATGGCAGATAAAGGCTTATTTTCACGATTACAACGATTATTTTCTACTGATGTTATTATTAGAAATACAGGAGGGGGACAATTAAAAGTATTAGATATAAATACTATTCAACAATCTGGAGAATTTCAAACTAATTCTTTAATAGATAGATATAATCGTATATATACTAATTCTAGTACCTCACTATACGGCTATCAAAACTCCTTTAACTACCAAACCCTACGCCCTCAACTCTACTCAGAATATGATGCGATGGATACAGATGCTATTATTGCCTCTGCTCTTGATATTATTGCTGATGAAAGCACATTAAAAAATGATATGGGAGAGGTATTATCTATTCGTTCCTCTGATGAAGATGTTCAAAAAATTCTATACAACTTATTTTATGATGTTTTAAATATAGAATTTAATTTATGGCCTTGGATTCGTAATATGTGTAAATATGGGGATTTCTTTTTGAAATTAGAAATTGCTGAAAAATTTGGAGTATATAATGTTATTCCTTACACTGCTTACCACATTGAAAGACAAGAAGGATATGACAGAGCAAACCCATCTTCTATAAGATTTAGATTTGACCCTGAAGGAGTATCCGCCTCAAGTTATGGTTACTATGATGTACCTGGTAATAATTCTGCATCAACTTCTTTGTTATTTGATAATTATGAAATGGCTCATTTTCGTTTATTAACAGATACAAACTTTTTACCTTATGGTAGAAGTTATTTAGAACCTGCTCGTAAATTATTTAAACAATATACATTAATGGAGGATGCTATGTTAATTCATAGAATTGTACGTGCACCTGAAAAACGTGTGTTTAAAATTAATGTTGGTAACATTGCTCCTGCAGAAGTAGAAAATTTCATGCAGAAGACAATCTCTAAAATGAAACGTACCCCATACATTGATCAAAATACCGGAGATTATAACCTAAAATACAACATGCAAAACTTGCTTGAGGATTTCTATATCCCAGTTCGTGGTAATGATCAAGCAACAGCCATAGATACTATAGGAGGTTTACAATATGATGGGATCCAAGATGTTGAATACTTAAGAGATAAATTATTCGCAGCACTTAAAGTTCCAAAAGCCTTTTTAGGATATGAGAAAGATTTAACAGGTAAAGCAACATTAGCTGCTGAAGATATTAGATTTGCTCGTACTATTGAACGTATTCAAAGAATAATTGTTTCTGAACTTAATAAAATTGCTTTAGTTCATTTATACTCACAAGGGTATAGAGATGAAAACTTATCAAATTTTACACTTTCATTAACTACCCCATCAATCATATATGATCAAGAAAGAGTAGCATTAATGAAAGAAAAAATGGACTTAGCTGCTCAAATGATGGATCAAAAGTTATTTCCAACTGATTTTATTTATGATCATCTTTTTCATATGAGTGAAGATCAATATGATGAATATAGAGATCTAATTAGAGAAGATTCTAAACGTAAATTTAGAATAACTCAAATTGAAAATGAAGGAAATGATCCCTTAGAAACAGGTAAATCTTATGGTACACCACATGATTTAGCTACATTATATGGTAAAGAAAGAATGTATTCTCAACCTAACACTGTACCTAAAGGATATAATACCGATGAGAAAAAACCTTTAGGACGACCTGAAGAAAAAGTATCTGGTAGAAATACACAAGATAATGCTTTTGGTAAAGATCGAATTGGTAGTATCGGAATGAAAAAAGATAATGATTCTTCAGACTCAATTAAACCACAGTATAAAGGTGGCTCACCTCTTTCCCTTAAAGAAAAAACAATGCTTAAAAAAATGGATAATGAAAAACGTATAATATTTGAAAAAGATGAGAATAAAGGATCACTATTAGATGAAAATCAAATACGAGAATAATTTTTTTAACATATTTATAAATAAAATATTACTACAGAATGAAAATTAAACATTCAAAGTATAAAAATACTGGAATTCTTTTCGAACTATTAGTCCGACAAATCACCTCAGATATTCTTGAGGGTAAAGAATCTCCCATTAAAAATCTTTTGAAAAAATATTTTGTTAAGACAGAATTAGGGAAAGAATACAAGTTGTATGAGACTCTCCTTAATAAAACTAATTTAACTGAAACTCGAGCTGATATTATAATTAACACTTTAGTTGAATCTTCTAAAAATTTAAATCGTAGATTAGTTAAAAAGCAAAAATATAATTTAATTAATGATTTAAAAGAATATTATAATATAAATGAATTCTTTAATCATAAATTACCTAATTATAAGGTACATGCCGCATTCTATAATATTTTAGAATCTTCTAGTATTGATAAAAATATAAATCCTGAATTTGTTATTTCTAATAAAATAACTATTTTAGAATACCTTATATCATCCCCACTTACTCAAAATAATCCTAAAAATGATGTTTTAGAGGAATTTAAAAAAGAAGATAAAGATATTAAAATGTTAACGTATAGAATTCTTCTTGAGAAGTTTAATGGGAAGTATGAAAACTTTACCTCTTCACAAAAAGAAATTTTAAAAGAACTTTTATACTCTATTGATAATAAGCCTCGTTTAAAGGAATTTTATATTTCTAAATCTAATGAGATTAAAAATGAACTTATAAGTTTAACTAAAAATGTAACTGATAAAACTACCCAAATAAAATTAAAGGAAGTAGTAAATTTATTAGATGTTAAATCTTCAAATAAAATAACAGATGATAATCTAGTTAACTTACTTCAATATTGTGATTTAGTTAATGAATTAGAGATAGCAAATGGAGCAATTTAAAGAAGAAATATTATCTGTTATTAAGTCCCTTAAAGAATCTGAGGATTTTATCACGTACAAAACTAGTGAGGACCCAAAAACACAAACTACATCTTGGGATGTTGATTATACTCCAAATCTTAAAAAACTTTACACTGATATAGATAATATAACTATCAAATTAGATAAACTAAACAAACTAAACAAACTCCCAGAATCAGAATCTTTACTAAAATTAGGTAAATCTTTACGAAATAGATTCTCTAGATTATTAAATAAATATTCAGATCTAAAAGAACAATCTTCTACATCCCAAGGGGGAGCATCTTTTACCCCAGGAACAGGTGCTCAATATGCAACTCCAAAAGCCTTTAAAAAAAATACTAATTCTAAAGGAACTAAAAATATTTATTACTATAAATTAGGATGGAAACCTGTCCCTAAAAAAATAAAAGGATCAGGGTTAGAGGTTAAAAAATTATACGAAGGGGAAGCTGAAGATTTTCAACAAGAAAGGATAAATATATTTGATAAAATTGAAGATGAGATTAATACTTTATCTCCTTTAATTTCAAACGCTAAAAATTCTACAATAGAATATTATAGTGAAAACCCCGGATCATATGCTATTATTAGATCAACAGATTTAATTTTAGATTATATTAAAAACATTAAACAACTACTTAAAGGAGAAAAAAAATGAAAACTCTACAAGATCAATATAAATTAATTAAAGAAGGTAAAGGACACAAAGGTGTGTTTTTGAAGGAAGCAAAACAAATGTTTCCTAACTATATTCGTAATGCTGCTACACTTGAAGAAGCATCTAATATATTAAGAGACAAAAACGTTAT